TAATGATTGTTAGTGGTTGTGCTACCCATAATAGCAATAGTGGAATTTGCCCTAGATAGGCTGACATCACCGCCGCCAACATTTCTGCCGATTGCTAATGCGCCGTTACCTGATGCCGTGCCGCCCTGCACAGCGAAGCTATCATTGCCAGATGCAGTTGGGGCTTCACCAATTGCAACGGCATTTCCACCAGTTGCGCTTGGTTGTGCTGATGGGCTACTTTCATTTGCAGCATAGAGATCAGCGCCACCACCGCCAGAAGCAGCCGCCCAAGAAGCCACTCCACTGCCGTTTGTGGTCAGTACATAATTAGCAGAGCCGTCAGCTTGGGGTAAGGTGTAAGCACTAGAAATTCTGACTGTCTGGTCTGTGTGACCTAGTGTAATTTCATCGGCGGCAGAGGAAGAAGCACCCTGACCAATTACAACAGCATCTGTGTGACTAGCAGTATTTCCTTTACCTAAAGTAACTGCTCCACCACCAGAACTTGTATTGTCCATGCCTAAACTTAAAGAGCCAGAACCCCCAGAAGCTATACTGCTTTTGCCGAACACAAAGTCTAAGCCTGTGGCTTTTGTAAGTTGGCCAACTGCGGTAGCATTATTACCTGTTGCGCCGTAGGAACTTGAATTACTCGTAATCTGTGCAGCAAAACTACTTATACCACCAGCGTAAGACGTACCTAGAGCTATAGATTCTTGGGCGTATGCTCTTGAGTTATATCCCAAAGCAATTTGTCTGTATCCGTTTGAAGTTGCTGCTAATTCACCTATAGCTATTGAATTATTAGGAGCAGCATTAGCTTGATTACCAATCGCAACTGTGTTTGTGCCAGTAGAATAAGCATCTTTTCCAAGAACAATTGATCCATTCCCAGAAGCAGTTGGTGCTGTTCCTGATACATAATTCTCTTTAATAAGGGTAAAGCCACCCCCAGCATCCGCAAAAGTGACAGCACCAGAGCCGTTACTGGTAAGCACCTGTCCATTTGTACCGTCAGCCGTTGGTAGGGTGTAGGCATTATTTACATTGACTGTGCCTGTCGTTTGAATGCCACCTGAGTAAGTTTCTAATTTTTTACTTCCAGAATGAAACATCTCAATCTGACTTGCGCTCATATTTAAAAGACTAGTACCAGCAGCATTATCAAATTGTATTTCTTGACCTTGTATTATTAGATGACTTGCTCCACTTTCCGTGATGTGAGACTTGTTAGTTGTGCCATCGTGATAAATCTCAAAATCGTTACCAGTTCCAAATCTTGCTTTAACATTATCGTTAAAGTCAACGCCTCTAGGCCCACCAGCTATATCTTCAGCCGTAGCCCCGATAAACACAGTAGCTGATCCGCTAAGATTAATCGCTGCGTCTGAGTTGCTGCTTTCGCTTACCGTGCGTGACAGGGTAGTGCCAGTAGCTGTATAGGTGCCTGTGCCTATCTCAAAATTACTGCCGTCCTCAATGACGTAACGAACCACATCTGCATTAGCTACCCCCGCATCCGCAAAGGTCTGATAGCCATCTTCTGCGCTACCGAGCGTAATAGCACCAGTACCCGTAGTTGCTGTAGCAACCTTACATCTATTTACGAGAGTAACCATCCCTCACCCCTTAATTATGAAGGATCAGGAATCCCAATTTTAAAAGTCGCCAAAGTAAACGTATTGCCGCTAGTGACTGACTGCGAGGCAGAGAGCGTCTGTGTGGCAAGCAAACGGCTATTTGTGGTGTCCACTATAGCGTAGTGCGTAGCCGTCCCTGTGGCGGTTATAGAGCCGTCTGTGATAGCCGCTGTCGTCACTTCTCTGCCGCCGCCCGATCTATCAGCGGGTGCGCCTATCGACAAACTTGTTGAATTGCCAAGCGCATAAGTGGCGTTAGCCTCTGTATAAGTTGCCGCCGCTTGGGATGTTACCAGAATTTTGTTTGCTTCTGTGTCCAAAACGGTCAACCCGTTATCTAGGACTCTATCACCTATTGTTGCCATAAAAAATCTCCTTATTGGCGCTGACCGCAAAGTAGCATGAATGGCTTGTCAATTCAATCAGGCGATTAACCTGAACCCAAGCTTGGCTTCTTTACAATTATATCATCTGCCGTAAACGTATGAACAACGGGCGCTTCTTCCCAAGCTTCATTCTCAGGCGTATTGGGGTTATCTGCCTTAAATGCGCCACCCTTGGTTCTTGCTCTGCGTTTTTTTGCGGGTTTTTGCTTGGTTTCTTTTGGCTCTGCATTGCCCCCAAACTCAATAGCCACCCCCGCATCAATAAAGGATTGCGCTAGAGTTTTCTGCCAACTCTCACGGGTACTTAGAACTTCATCCACTTTATACATTCTTGTAATTGAGCCGTGTTCATTGGCTGTTCCAAGCGTGGATATTATCATTTTGACTTTTTTCATAAATCCCACCTTTGTGAGAGGGAGGCGTGGGAACCCCCCTCTCGCTGTTCTTATGAAGTAGCGTGTTTCAGAACGCGCATTGCTTCGGCCAGAACAACCTCGCCACCGACACGCCGCCGTGCAATGTAACGCACAAGACCGCCAGATGCTTGACTGTAAGGGTCACGCAATACTGAAAGCGCCACACGATCCACAATCATGTAACCCCTGCGGAAGTCACCGATAAGAACCGACTTAGCACCAGATGCTGCGTCTGCCACGTCAGGAGCTTCCACATATGGGATGCCAATGATTGTGTTAGGAGCAGCAGATTGACCGCTAAAGCCTGTCTGGAAGATGTACTGACCCGCAGTGTCCTTGAGCTTACGAATAACGCCCAAAGTAGCGCGATTGAACATCATTGTAGCGTTAGCCGCATACTCTGACTTCAAGCCATGCACCAAGTCCATAAGGTTATCAGTGGAAATAGCCGCTGACGCCGCGCCTGTGGCGGTGTGAGCAACTACGTTTCCGTTTGTGATACCAACGGGCTTGTTTGTGCCATTACCAGAAATAAACGCCTCACCTTCTGCTTTTGCAAATTGCTCTGCAAATTCTTGGTTCATTTCAGCTTCCATATCGAAAGCAGAATCCTCAAGAAGCATAGATGAAATGTCTACAAGCGCATAGGCTTCATGGGTTGAGATAGTTTTCAACGCCGTTGTGTAGCCAGTTGTTTCAGTGCGCGTTCCAGTTTCCGCTGTCCACGCCGCCGCAAAGTTTGCGGTTTTTTGTGGAATTTCGATCTCTTTTGAGGTTGTTTGACGAACCCGCGCAACAGAACGAACAGGAGAAATTTGGGTTACGATCTTGATAAGCTCCGCAACGTACTCTTCTGGGGCAAGATTGCCCGCAGTCGCCGCCGTGCCAACAGTCAACGCTTTGACTTCATCAAGGTCTAGGCCATCGTTGCCCTTCCGCATCCACTTGTCCCAAGTTTTAGTTTTGAGGTCAATTTCCTTGGCTTCAAAACCAGAATTAGGACGCTTCAGCATCGCTTCAATGCTATCAAGCTGCTCCGCAAAACCTTCCGCTGCCTTTTCTTGCTGCGTTAGCTTTTGGTTTACAGACTCATAACGGTCAAGGTCAGCTTCAATTTTTGAAAGCTTTTCCTCTACAACGGGATCAGCCGACCCCTTTTGCTCAATATCCGCAAGACGCTGATCGTTGGTTTTCTTGAACTCTTCAAAAGCACCTGCCATCGCGTCCACGGCTGTTTTTACGTCATCACTCATAAGTGAATCCTTCCGTAGATTTAGGATTTAAGAATATCAGTCAGGCGGTTGACCGCGCTAACCATTTCGGTTGGCATTTCCTGAGTTTCAGCGTCCCGCTGTTCCAGTGCCGTAGCCACGGCTGATGCCGCAACCTTTGCTTCGTTCCTAGAAAGCCCTCCTGCATCCCGCATTACTTCTTCCCATTCCCGAACAGTCCGCTCTCCCTTTACCGCCGAAACCCTTGCTCTTGGGTTCATTGGGAAGGTGACAGCGGAAATCTCCATTAGGTCTACTGACTTGAGATACCGCCGCTTGCGCTTATCATCGTAGTCATAGCCTTTAGCGTCTACTCTGTAGCCAATACTCAGCCCATCAATAGCGCCCATTTTCATGAGTTCATAAACCTCACGGCCTCTTTGCGTACCCATAGCAAGCCGCCCCTTGACCTTTAGGCCACGCTGATCTTCTATGATTTCGTCAAAAACTCCTATGGGTTCGTCAGCCTTATGCTGATAAAGCATCTTAACAGCTTTTGCGCCCTTGCGTCCGATAGACTTTGCAAATGCGCCCTCAACCACAACGTCATTTCCTAAATCCTTGTTGCCAAAGATTGACCCGTAGCCGCTGAACTCCCCCTTTTCTTCAGAGGAATCATCCATTGCCTTAATGTCAAACTTAACATCTAAGGTTTCTTCTTCATATTCAAATTCTGAATCTATGCTTTGCTCAGTCATACAAAAGCCCTTTGATAGCGTCCTATCTGATTGCAGACAATCTATCACAGATAAAATTATTTTGAAATAGGTGATTATTTTTTCATTTAAGGGGTTGACAATTGGCAACCTATGCCCCATATTGGGTATATAGAAACACAAACCACGGAGCAAACAAGATGCCAAGTCTTTACCCAAAATATGAAACCAAATGGGGTCGCGCTCGTAAGATTTATCTTTCACATATGCGTTTATGCGATCAGAATTATGAGATGGCACTTAACAATATGATCAGCAAGCGCGATAGCTCGTATCAATATGCGCGTAAGGGTAATTACAAAGCGCAAATTTCAACTGACCGCTTGGACAACGCCATCACCTACGCAATCAACTTGGCTTTTGGCACTGACCTTAACAAAGGATAAAAATAATGGCAAAGCGCAATCGCATAAACTGCCTAAGTAAGAAGTGGGAAAAAGCCTACAAAAAATCTGAAAAGGCGAAGGATCGCCGCAAAGGCAAACAACAAGCGAAGGATTGGAAATAATGACTATGGATTACAGCAAAGAGGAAGCACATTTAACAGGGCGCGAGATGTCAGAGGCTGTCGCACACTTCCAACAACTATGTCAGGGTAGACAAGTAAGCAAGAAAACCCTTGAAGCGCTTGAGGTTTTCGAGAAATTCCAAGACCACCTTGAGGGTACTGCATATTCACAACTTTGTTTTTATTACCCTTAAAAACATCAAAATTCAAAATGTTCTGGTAGGCCGCTTTCGAGCGGCCTTTATATTTGTCTATCCACCAAACCCTCAACATAAAGTTGGCTAACCGATGCTAAAGCGGCGGCTGCATCATCTACGTCAATATCAACGATTAAATCAAAAAGCTCTTGCTGCTCGTTATCAGTAAGCTTTGTATTTGTATTGAGTAACTCTCTTACCCTGTCTAATTTCTTAGTCATCACTTACCTCTCTCTTGCAGAATGTCCTTAATAATCTCAATCATCTCAGGATGCAAATCTTCCGCTTTGTCCATCATATACATTGCATAACTTTCCGCAAAGTATTCTCTGTAATTGGTCATAGAGTACCTACTAGGAGCAAAGGCCTCCAAATTGTTTTTTGAATTGTTTTTAAAGAAGCTAATTAGCCTTTTCTCTAGTGGAGCTGCCCCAACATTATATAAGCCAGTTAACTTATAGGTCTGGTGAACGTGGTGAGCAAATTCATGATACATTAAAACCCTTGTTTTATCCAAGCCATCAGAAAAATACTCTTTTGCTGACCAAGGAGCAGTTGAGAAATTATCGCCTCTTTGGTAGGTTGTGACGCCCCCGCCCCTAGCTATAAGCTCTTTTGACAAAGAATACTCTTCCAGTAATGCGTTATATTTTTTTTGTTCCTCTATATAAGCAATAAACAATTCATCCTCTCTGTCTGGATCATAATCAGGTGCATCTCTTCTATTCCTATATCCTACCAAACTACTCTGCGCTTCCCTATAATTAATTTTCTGCTTATCTAAACCTTCCAATATTTGAGTAACCGATTTTAGGTCTGCGTTAGACACAGAAACATAAGCATTAATAGCCTTCTTGTTAAGAGCCATCACCCCGCCGCCTTGATTCCCGTTGTCTGAAGCTCTGCCCGTGGTTTTGTAGCCCCTTATCCTAGAAATCCCAAGCCAATCAGCCATTGCGTTAAGCTCTTTGCTTCCTTGATTCACATAAGCTACGCTTTCCTTGCTAAATCCGCTTAATGATACCCTTCCGTTATCCTTATCATTCCTACCTTGCCAGTGTCCTACGAATGGCCCTTTATGGACTTGTAGGCCAACAAATATCTCAAACGTCTCTTGATAAATATCATCTTTGTTTGCCTCCTCAACACTATCCTGCATTTCCTTGAGTGCGTTCTTTTTGGTCGGGATAACAAGAGTTGCAGCATTGATTGCCTTGTCTCTTGGCCTAAAGAAATTTTCCACCGTGGGTTTAGGATCATCTGCAACTGCCCCGCCTTCTACTGGTGCAAAAGACGGCTTTGAGTCATCTAACAAATCATCTTCTTCTGTGTAATAAACCGCCAAGCACCGACAATTGATATTATTAGATGCCCCGCCATTTCCATCATGCGGATATTTCATGGCGATAACTGCGCCCTTGTCCCGTATTAGAAACGCCTCATCTATCAACACCTCTTGACCGTTTGCGGCGGCATGGCTTGGCCTTGTCCTTGCATCACCCACAGATACCCACCGCTTCTTTTGGTTGGGCAAGTTTAATTGCTTGGTCGCCTCATCAGTAGCGTATGACGCTGCGGCGTGGGTTTCAGTTCTTGCGATTGTTGCAGCCCTTGCCCTACCGATAGCCCCCGATGTTCTTTCTGTAATTAACTTGGCTGTCTTATCAACGCCTAAACCTTCATCTTCCCCCGCTTGGATAGCCCTTCTGATGTGAAATTGCGTGGTTACAGCAACCCCCGTTACTGCACTAGCCCCGTGACGCCGCAAAAACCTATCAACCAAAAACTGAAACGTAAAAGCCTCTTTCCTATCCCCTGTTACACGCCCCGCAAACGTATCTATTACAGACCCGTATTGCGCCGTGAATACAGCCATAAGTTCCTTTTCTAAGTCCCTTGTGGCTAGAGGTATGTTACCCCCACTAGAATAGGCTTGTGCGGCCTGTCTGCCCGTTTTAGCAAAGAGACTAGATAGCTTACGAGCCATCCCGCGCTCAAACCTTAATCTCAATCGGTTTACTTCGCGTATTTCCTTCTGGATGGATATACGCTTTTTACTTGTAGCCTTAATGTAAACAGGAAAAGCCAATGCTTTACTCCGCCGCTATTGCTTTCCCCTTGCCCGCTTCTATCACTTCAAGATCGCCGTAGGCTTCTTCACCCGCTTCTTTTGGGTCTTGCCCCTCATCTTCAGCCACTTCTGGGCCACCCAACGGGAACAAGTTAGATGCGATAAATACCTCATCGCCCCCGCTAATAGGCTCAAGACCCAATCTTTCCCTCGCCTCATTGCGGCTAATAATGCCGTCCCTAACCGCTTGAGTAACATTTTCGTACACCCTTCTTCTGCGCTCCGTCATGGCAGGGATCATATCAACGTCATATGATATATAGATGTTATCCCCGAACATAGGAGCAAGCCATTCGTTTAAATCGCTCTCAATCCTACGCGCTAATGGAATAATGGTTTCCTCATACAAAGCCAAACGCGCTTCTTGGACATTGGCGTAAGTTTGAGCGTCAGGAACGCCGATTAGTTGCGATGGCACACCAAAACACAGAGCTATGTCTTTTGCTGTCATGTTGGCTTGCGAAAGAAAATCCATATCTTTAGGAGACATACCCATTTCCTTCCAATCAAAGTCACCCTCTAGCAGCATGGGCTTCCCTGCGTTGTTTACGCCTTGGGCTCTACTCTGCAAATCTGATTGCAATTGCTCACGTTGCCCATCTGACAGCATCGTCCTCATGCCCGCCTCATCAGAAGGCTTGAATACGATAGCGCCAGAAGGCCGCGCCCCATTAGCCAATAGAGCTATATTGTGCTTGGCGATCATGTTGTGCTGATCAACATCTATAGATGCTGCCATTAGAGGCGATAGCCCTAAATAATCATCAAGCGGGTTCCAAAGCTTAAAATGCTTTACCTCTGATACGCCTGTCAATGGATCGGCGGGGTATTCTTTCACAACCTGATTTTCTAGCTTATAGCAATAAGACCTTGGGATTGCAGTATCGCTTGGCTTTATTTCTACTCTATCAGGCCGCAAAATATGCAACTCCCTTGGAGTGCCACTAACGTCTGATCTTAGCGCATACGAATTGCCAGACAGCAAAAGATAACTGTACAAAGACTGAAAGTATTCCACCCCCGCTTGCAACGGGTTTGGCCTCTTGAGCAATGAAATAAGGGGATGGCTATCTAGCTTGGTTTCACCTTGATAAACGCAGAAAGGTATTGATGCCGCCCCGTTAGCTATCTCATTAACACAGCGATAAACAATGGCGTTCTGCCTATAGCCTTCGTCAGCATATGACTTGAAGTTATCCTTGCGCCCCTGTGAATAGGTTGGCGAACTAATATGCACTTGCGGCGCTCGTTTGCGCTCCATTGGCGTCCGTCTGAAAGCTGATGCTATATTATCCAAGATTCCCATTAGCTAATTCTCCAAACAGCTTGTCCTGATGATCTACTTAATTCTGTAAGCGCCCATACTAAAGCATCAAGCCTATCAGGTGACTTACCTGTTGTTGGGGTATAACTGGTCATTTGCTCTTCCAGCTCTTTAAACTTACCCACATGACTTACTTTCCCTTGCTCATAGAGCGCTGCAATAGGCTCTGCCCTTACCAGTTTGCCCCGTGAGGCTCTTACGGCGGTATATGGAACACTTCTGTCTATAGTTCTTACCACTCTTTCGACCAAATCTCCACCGTTATTAACTTCTGCGATGATTCGATCAGCGTTATGCTCATGTAAAAGACCGCAAGCCCGCCTCGCCCAAGCGTCAGGACTTCCCTTCATTGTTGCATCTTCCAAGACGTAATATCTGCCATCCTCACCTATACCCGCCACAACAATACCTGTCTCATCGCTTTCTTCTCCGCTTGTAACAGCGGGATCAACTGCAACAACTTTGCGAACATACTCAGGCTGTGACTCTACAGCGCAATAAGCCCCCTCAAGCATTGAATACGACCATAGCGCCCCCTCTAGGTCATCAAGCACTTCTGCATAAAGCTCTTGACGGCCTAGCCTTGTCCCCTCGTACTTCTCCTTTAATTGAGCAATAGCAACGGGCGCTAGATTGGCAGCGTTTTCAAATGTAGACCCACGGGTGATAACAACCCCGCCCTTCCTACGAATAAGCCCGCGAATTAATGGTGATGGCTTTGGGGTTGTAGTTATTACGCATTGAGGATTTACCCCTAATCGCAAGCCAAACATTAATTGGTCAAACGTGTCAGGGTATTGCCAAGCCGCTATCTCATCGCACCACGCCCTATGAAACTGCGGCCCTCTTAGACGATCAGGCTCAGTAGCGGAAAAGCCCATAATTTTTGACCCATTGAATAAATTTATTTCTGACGATGTGGCGTTATACCCGCGCCCTCGACCTTCCAGCATACATTCTTTGGGTAAAAACTTCAGTATCCCCGAAACCCCGCCGAATGCCACGCGCCTAATATCCCCGAATGTAGGCGTGACAACCGCTACTTGCACCTCTGGGTTACGCAAAGCATATACCAAGGCATCCATTGCCCCCGTTCTGGTCTTACCCCACCCACGCCCCGCGAGAATAAGCCATATCTGCCAATCCCCATAAATATCTTTAGGAGGCGTATATTGACTGTCTCTCGCAGTAGCTAACCAATCATTGTAAAGTGTGCTTGATGCGTGATGACCTTGCCGCTGCAATCTCGTCAAGTTGTTCCATAACTTCTTGGAAGGCTTCTGGATTACTGACATCTGCGGATACCTTGCTTATTTCTTGCGCCTCGCCCAGCGCTAGTTTTCCCACTTTTTGAGCGTTGATTGTTACCTGTGACAACTCTCGCATTTCATCTGTACCCAACCGCTCAACATCTGGGTCATCTTCTTCTAGTCGGAACGCCCGTTGCAATTTGCGCCCTACCCTAGTGAGCATAGCTTGCGCTATTTGCAGGGCATTATCGTCAAGTCGCTTACCGCCCTCAACCAAGCGCTCTAAGCGTTCAGCGTCTAGCTTATCTTGCAATTCCGTTTGGCGGCGGTTTTTTTCTTTTTGCCAATCGCCCTTATCTGCTTTTCGGCGCAACGTTGCTATTGCAACATCGTGTCGGCGTTGCAGCGCTTCTATGGTTGGATACTTACGCTCTCCATCTTCTGCCACATAGCCAAAGATAAACTCATCGCGCATTTTGATTTCAAGTTCTGGCGTTATTTTTGTGGGCATTTCGCTATCACTCTATATCAGATTCTTTCAGTTCTTTCTTATATTTCGATTGTATTTGAATTTGCTTTTTCGTCACCCAAGCCTTGTTGTACTCAGCGTCCTCAAACAACTTAGAGAAGCCTGTTATGTGCTTGAGCCTTAAAAGCTCATCTGCGCCCATCCCTAAGTGGTTGCAAATGTCTTCGTCTGACCAACCGTTGTCGAGCATCTTAAATACCATATTTGACATTCCATTGACAGAGTGACTGCCTCGCGCTCGGTTATGACGTACAGTTGCCGCCATTCTCTCATTCATATCTTTATTCAAAACAACAACTGGAAGCCGCCCCTTGTTAGCCGCTTTGATTTCTGGGGAGTTCTTACAAGTGAAGTATCTGTGAAAGCCGTCTATGATAATGTACTTATCAGCCTTCTTATCAAATATAGTCACCACAGGTTGCGTATATCCATCGTGCTTAATGGATGTATGCAGCAACTGCATTTCCTTATTGGCAACGTTGTTTGGGTTGTAGTTATTGGCCTCAACCCTATCCACGCTTACCCACTCCACATTATCAACAGGTTGGGCCGCCAAGGGGCTTATCTCATGCAAATATGCTTTTAGGTCGTTCAAAAAGTCTATCTTGTCTTGCTCACCCGCAATAGATTGGATGTCCTCAAGTATTGAGTGCTTTAATAATTCAGCCATTTCCTTGTGACTCATTTTATTTTCCAAGAGCGCCACCCATTTCCATTAAGTATTTTTCCTTGATTTGCTTCAGCGATGACAGGTCATCTGTGATCCTTAACACCCCTTTGCGCCACTTATCATAAGCGATCAGCGAAGAAGAGTTAAGATAAGGCCGCAACTTCGTAAACTCCACATCACCCGCCAATACGCAAACAACTTGCCGCTTATAAAGATCATCTGGCGTTCTTAGCTCAGAAAAGGTTTGATCCATCTTTGCCCACTCAGACTTGAAAGTGCTTTTATATTTTTCATTAGTTATTAGCTTTTCCGTTAAAAAGTCTCTGTATTCCTTCCAACTGTCGAACATAACTGGAAGTTCGGACACCATAAGCATACCATCCTTGTCCATATGCTTTGCCATGTTGACCCCATCCATTCTCTCATTCAGCGCGTTCCATGTGTCTTTTTCTAGCTCATGCAAAAAGAATAGGTTCTTCAAGGCAGTTTCGTGAATTAAGCTTGAAACCCTCATGTCCTTGATGGCAACTCCATATTTGTAATGCTCATCATAAAGCTTGCAATAGCTCCACTTATTGTCATGGATTGCCTTCCAAACATCGCTGACATCCCAATCGTAAATCGGGTAGAACGTGTAATGGTTCAATTTTTTATTTAATATCTTACCGTAGGTAATATCCTTGTAAGTAGCAGCCGCCGTAACAGCCGTGAACCTTGCGGGGCTTTCTTGCGCCCGCATACCACCCAGAAAACAAGCGGGCGAATCAGGAAATAAGTTTTTCGCAGCCCTCTCAAAGTATTTATACCAAAAGCCCAACTTCACTTCGCCGCCTATATTTGGCTCAAGAACGTGATTATCCTTGATGGCAATGGGGTCTTTTTCCCGCATCCACTTTTTGCCCTCTTCCCAAAGCGTAATAAATGGCGTTCCTTGAGACAGAGAGTTGGGAAAAAAGATAGGCACTTGAACCCAAAACGGCTCCACCTCATCACGGGACATAACCTCTTTGACGTAATCTATTACAAACTGCCACTCAGCCTCTTGATCTATGAAATAAACTTTCAACGGCAATTTGTTTCTCTCCCTCGCCACGATAAGAGCAAGCTCAAGCGTTATTGTGCTGTCCTTACCACCAGAAAAGAAAACACAAACGTTCTCGAACTCGTCAAATAACCGCCTTATTCTATTTAAAGATGCCTCGAATACAGTTTCGTTTAGGTAAATTTTCACCCGCCCATCCCCGCAATCCTTCTTTTTCTTTCGGCCTTTGCCTCAGAAGTAATGTCTGAACTGCACGGGATATGGTATCCATCAAAGCCGCTGACTTTTGCGGGCCTTACTTTTACAAACCTTGGATTAGGCAGCTTTCGTTGGACGCTTTCCACATAAGACTTTCTGCCACCTTGAGATAAAACCTTATGGACAGCCATGCTGCCCAAATATCTTGCGTTGTGATAGCCCGCCAGATAAGACGCCATAGACCACTCTGTGTTGTCGCACCAAAAGTTATTCACCCCTAGACTTATGATTTCTTCAGTAACCCACTCGCGGAAAACCAAGCCGCCCGCTGTGTAAACTATTGCTTGCTTTTTTGCCTCATCCTTCATTTTTAATATTTTTTTAGGAAGAGATTTCTTCGATCTTACCCAGTTACCACTTATTAAGCCCATTTTATACATTGAGGCAATTTCTGCCATTCGGTCAAAATTTGAGTGGGGTAAAAAGATCATGTCATCATCAACGGAAGCTACTACATGATTTTTGGACAAAGACCTTATCTTTGACAAGCCAATCAGCCTTGCGTTGTGCATTCCAAGAGCCTCATCTTCCCATAAGAAAATAGACCCATCAGCTACTGATTTTTCTATTTCTAATTTTCTTTCTTGGCTGAATTTTTGCCCCACTATAACCAATGTCCAACTTGGATCAAACACCCTTAAGGACGCCAAGCAATCACTCAATAGCTCTCTTCTGTCATCTACCGCAGCAAGTAAGATGTATTTTTCCACTTTGATTTGCACCCCTTATCTGCTTTGGCCTAATAGATGGAAGTTACTTTTTCTGTCATAAAACTTGTACCTGACACTCCTAATCCCAAATTGCTTCAAAGAATCCCAAACAGTTGAGAGGTCAAGGTTGCTGCAAGTGTAAACATCAAGCTGCATTTTTGCGCCATTAACATGAGCCATTCTAATGGGTATGGAAGCATCCCAAGTGTGCATGACAATATGAGAGGTTTCTATAGCGCAAATGCAAGTCATCCCCTTATTGCCCACAGTATCGCAATAAACAGCCTTGGGCTTTATCAAAATTTTCATTTTCAAATCTGCGACTAATTTTTCCATCCACCCCTCTAACAGTTCTGTAGAGGTTGGCGGGTATCGCATATCGCCCATAGCCAGTAAGTGTTTATGCTCTAACATCAGTGCCCCGTAATCGTAAATTTTTCCCCGCAATACGGACACAAGCACTCTACCCCGCCTTGATCTTTAGGGGTTGAAGCAACTTCTATAGCATTGCTCAGTTTGTCTTGCGCCCTGCTCAAAGAATCACCATCAACAAAATCATCCGCGAATGTCGGCAATATTTTTGCGGCAAAACTCATTGATTGAAACTCATCCATCATACCCGTCAAGCCAATATCAAAAGTATCTGGCAACGAACTTAACTCATCATACAACAGCTTTTTGTTCCACCCGCCATTTTCTGCTATCTTATTATCAGCAATAACGTATGCTTTCTTTTGCTCTTCAGACCACCCCTCAGCGACTATACACGGGACTTCATCTAGCCCCAAATTTTGCGCAGCATACAGCCTGCCATGCCCCGCAATAACACTGAACTTTTCATCAACCAATATGGGGATCGTCCACCCCCATTGCCTAATACTGTTTGATATTTGCTCAATTTGAGAGTCAGGATGATCCTTGGGGTTCTTGTCATACGGAGCAAGCTCTGACGTATTGAGATAAATTATATCTGTCGCGGCCCAGTTTTTATCGCTCATAAGTGGTTTCCTTCCCCCAATATGGGATATTCTCAGACTATACTCGTAAAAAAAAATTGTCCAGAGGTTGTTTTTTTGATTTTAGGGGTTGACGGTTGTCAACTTATGCCCCATATTGGGTACATGGAAACGGTAGTTGGCGCTACCCCAAAACGGAGAAAAGACAATGTTCGGACTTGAAGAAAAAACCTTTGGAGTTGAAATCGAATTTGTAGGCGCTCAATTAAGCGCTCTTGAAATTCATATGCAAACCGAATTGCAAGGCACAGGAATTGCGGTTCACCGTGAAGGTTATAATCACAACGTCCGCAACCATTGGAAAATTGTTAGTGATGCTTCCGTAAGCCGCCACATCGACTACAGCAGAAGCGATGCAATCGGTGGCGAAGTTGTTTCCCCAATATTAAGAGGGCAAGCGGGTCTTGATGAACTAGAAAAAGTTCTCGACGCGATGAACTCTCACCCCGATATGAATGTAAACGTGACTTGCGGGTTACACTTACACATTAGTTGGGACAATATGACAACCCAACAAATTAAGAATATCGTTCGGCGCTATGCTCTCTTTGAAGATAACTTTGATAGCATGATGCCAAACAGCCGCCGCAATAGCCGTTGGTGCGCCAACATCAGCCGCAACTCTTCGCTTCTCCGTAGCGTTGAAGGGCATCGTGGTTCCGTCCGCGATATGGCTAATTGCGGCGGTGGTGATCGTTATAGAAAAGTAAACTTAACTCCCCTCGCACGTTATGGCACTATAGAGTTTCGCCAACACTCAGGAACCACCGACTTTGACAAGGTGTCAAATTGGGTCAAGCTTATGAGCGACTTTTGCGATGCGTCACAACAAGCCGCAACATCGGGCGCACCCGTCAACAAAGAATATCGCCGCCAAGGTCAGCAACGCCCATACGCGGAATTGCGCGAGTTGCTTGAGGCGCAAGGATTTAACTTGCATTGTGAGCATCACGTTAGCCGCCCTCGTCCGTTGTTCAACTCGAATGGCGAAGTGGTTGGATCATTTACCAATGACGAACTTTTAGCGCTTTACGAAGTTGGAGCAATAAACCCAAACACGGGAACCCGCACCCGCCAACGCGGAAACACATTCACTGAGGAATTTGTTACTTGGTTTGGCAACTTAACGGGCAACACTACTGACTCATTCTTAAGAGGCGTGAACGCCGAAACCGCAACTTATGCGCAAGGCCGCATAGAACACTTTAACCCCACCGCAATGGCGGCGTAAGCCGCTCACAAGGAGCAAACCAATGACTACATACTATGCCGCATATGGCTCTAACCTAAACAAGGCGCAAATGGCTACACGATGCCCCGCCGCCACCCCGCATAGGATTTTCCAATTGCCAGACTATAAGCTTTGCTTCAAAGGAGTGGCCGACATTATAAAATCAAAAGGGGACACCGCGCCCGTTGTTCTTTGGAACATCACCCCCGAATGCGAACTGACCCTAGATCGCTATGAGGGGTATCCAAAACTGTACCGAAAGCAATACTGGCAATGGGGCAGGGATATGATTATGGCGTATGTAATGAATGGCTATGATATTGCCCCACCATCAAAGTATTACTTTGAAGGAATACAACAGGGCTATGGTGATTTTGGAATGCCCCTCTGGCCTCTAAATAACGCCCTTAGAGAAGCTTGCGCTAGTAACGGGGTTGGTTATACCCCCAAAAGGTTTAGGGTTCCACAGAAGCCGCAAATTGGCTAGAATAGGCTATTGATCCAACCCTGTACCATCTTTGACTGCTCAAGATGGCAACTGACCCACCTAGACCCCTCCCGTTTAGGTGGGTTTATTTTATGCTGCCCGTAAACAGAAGGGGAGGTCTATACTTATATTTGTTGGCAGCTAGTGCCACAAAGAAAAGGGGACGGGCGCGAACCCATCCCCAAACCACAAAGAAAGCGAAACCTACAACAGGAGCAGTCAGCTTGCCTCAAGGTGTTATATCCTGTGCGCCTCAATCTGTCCAGTGGGTTATTTCCTCTGATCTAAACACAGGCTCATAGATATGCTTCGCCAAGCTGTAAGTAAAGAACGCCTCACCAATTGAACCATACAAGCCCTGCTCTCTGATCTTGCGAGTAATAACTCTAGTCTCGCCGCTCTCAAAATCACGATGCACCACTAAACCAACATCAGCCATATTGTTCCAATGCGCCGACCCGCTGACATCATATAAGCTAGGCGGCGGGTAAGCCCCGTCATCACCCCTTCGCATTTTGGCAGGGTGCGCCACCATCCACATCGCAACATTGTGAGCGCGGCAAAATGATTTGCACTTGGAAATCAAATCTCTGATGTGTTCATCTTCCCGCTTGTTGCCGTCTCTGGTAGCGTCAATCTCATTGTATGGGTCAATGATTATCCCGCGCACCCCATGCCTCAAGACAGCCGCTTTCGCCTTTCCTAGCAACCAATCAATTGTTGGTATCTCGTCTTCTGACTCAATGAAATGAAAGTTCTGATCTAAATCTTCCATAGCCATCATTAACTGGTTGCGCGTCATCCTTGGGTTTGGCCCCACATCAAATGGCAGTTCAACCATCTTTTCCGCAAGCCGTCTGATATGGTTTGCGGTGGAATGCTCTGGTGAAAACACAGCAAACTTCCAATTGTGCCGCCGCATCAAATTTACAGCCAAGTGATCTATGAAATTTGATTTGCCGTGATTTGGTATTCCAGTGACTAGGGCAAAGGTTGATGGCATGACCTGATAGATTTCATCAAGGTTATCGAACCCCGTATCAACAGGCTTTTGAATCTTGCCATCATAAATATCCAAAACCTCAGACTTGTAATCCTTAACGGTATGAACCCCATCAACAGGAAAAGGAACGGCATCGTTAATGCAATCAATCATAATGTCTATGCCATAAGTCCGCATCACATCATTTGCATCTTTGGATGGCCCAGATTGAGACACAGGCCAAGTAACAATGCTGCATATGTCCTTACCAAAACGATGCACAAGCTCAAGCTGCAAAGCATGACCCGCCTCATCATTATCAACGGCAATTATTATTTGGTCTTTTCCTTCCAGAGCGTCAGCACAATTTGTCAAAGGCTCAAACCGCTTGTCACCCTCTTGAAACTTGGGCTTGCTTGGCGCTCCATCTGGTAATGAAACGGCATTAAAAAATCCCGCCTCATAACAAGCCATAACATCCATCTCACCCTCAACAAATATGACAGTCTTGGAATCCTTTATCCTGTCAATATTGAACAGAGTTTTCTTTGCGCCCTTGGTTTGCTTAAAGCGCTTGTCATGGGTTCTGTATTTCACATTAACTATTTCGCCGTTGTCATAGTACGGAAACCCGATGCAGCCCTCCTTCTCTCCACCGAATGACTCCTTGGTACAAATAATTCCAAAGGCATCAACTGTGTCCTTGCCAATACCTCTATCTTTGAACCAACCATAATGCCTATCAGTTAGCTTGTTTAAAACTGGCATACTCACAGGCTTTGGATTCGGCTTGGGTATAGGCTTGGGTAAATAGCCGCTCTCAGCCTTTACGCCGCCCGTCCAGTTGCAATGATGGCAAAACCATACAGCACCCCCATCACCCTCAATAGTTACTGACAGACAAGGCTCCGTCTTGTTGCGCCGTGTATGGCTGCACTCAGGACAAGTTGTTTTGTGGTCGCCCATTCCATAATGGCGCAACCTAATTCCGTTTTCATGTAGCTTTTCCATTTTACCCCGCTAACGCATTTCTGTTGTGGTTTTCATTTGTGGTTTGTCCGACAGTCTCCCATCGGTTTTGATTAAGCCATGTTGTGGCATGGCAAGTAAACTTGCCGCCGCCCTTGAGCCTTGCAAATATTTTTGTAAGTCGCAACAACTCAGCCTGATCAATTTGTGTGATAGCTCTTTTCCAAAGATCGTAAGCCTTCTTTTTTGACCCGTCTTTTCTTGGATAAGCTTTCCACCATTGAGTAAATCCATCACAGTAAGGGGTGCTTTTTTTGTCGCCCCTCTTATTGATATTTACTAACTGTATATCTCTAACTGTATTGGGTGTCGGATTTGTCACCCCCACCCTGTCGGATTTGTCACCCCTCATACAAAGAACAAACGTGTTAGATGTTTGCTTGCCGCTTTCAGTAAATCGGGGTTTAATCTTAACCATCCCCAATTCCTCAAGGGATTTTATTGACCTCATAATTGTCCTGTCATTGCAAGAACACATTTCGGCTAACCTCTTATAGCTTGGGTACGCCTCTCCTTCAGCGTTGGCGTAATTTGCCAACATCAATAGGCATAGCTTATTTAGGCTATTTCCGCACTCGGATTTAGCCGCCCATGCCATAGCTTCAAAACTCATGATTTCTACTCCTATGCTTGCTTTGTGGTTCTCCCAAAATACAAACAAAGGCGACTAGCGCAACAAAAATTTTATAATTTTTTTCTTGCCACAAGATGTTGTGGTTACATTATTTCCCGTATCAAGATAGGCGGATCATAGCTTGCGAGTATCTTTTTCTTTAAATTGTAGACGGCTGTTTTCGTGGCGACTGACTTTACATCTTCCAGAATGACTTCGCCATTTTCAAGATAACGAAAATCACCGATGTAGTGGCCCAACTTTTTCCCGTTGACCATCAATGGGATTTTTGGCTGCACTTCAAGTTTGGTGATGTTCCCTGCTCGTTGCATCATTGACAAGTAATGGTATCTGGCCGCTTCCTTCTTTGAATCAAAGGTTATGCCATCTAGCTCAGTTTTTTTGTTGTTGAACTTGTTGCGCCGCAAAGTCATTAGCTGTAACCTCACCCTTTGTTTCTTTTGAGATGGCAAGAAGCTTAGGAACCCGTGGATATCTTTCCCCACTCTGCCACTTCAAAACAGCACCACGGCTGCACTCAATAGCCGCCGCAAATTCATCTACTGATATTTGGTTTTCTTTCAGATACTCTCGTAACAACATGGCGGCATTTCTTGCTCTTTCATCATCTGACAATCTACAGCCATATAAAAATTTACACAACCCCATTTCGGGGGTTGCAATATTATTTGATCGTGGTAAGCATACGGGAGCAAAAGGATAGCATAAAGGGGCTGACATGAACACCTTTGAAAAACACGGAGTAAATTATTTGAGCGCTTCCACGATTAATTTGTGGATCATGCAACCCGCTCTTTGCCTGTTAAAAATATCTGGAATAACCGATCAAGGCGCAGGGCCGTCCGCTTGGCGTGGTAATGCGGTTGATCGGATCGCCGCGCAAATAGCCGCCGATAAAACAATTAAAGCATCCGCTCTTATTAAAGCCGCGCATGAGGAATTTGACCGCCAAACCAAAAAGGCCGTTGATGCCCATGATGAAAAGAAAATTATAAAAGAGCGCAGCAACATTGAAAAAATGGTCATCCACACTCATGACTTTTATCGCTCAATAAACGATGAGTTTAAGGAAGAGCAGGGCAAGGTTAAAATCAAGATAGGCGATATACCCGTGCCGTGGATTGGGTACTTCGATCTTTTATACGCTGACAAGGTTCGGGATGTTAAAACCGTTGCCCGTAAGATGTCGGGGGTTTCTTCCGCCCACGCAAGGCAAGCATCAATATACGCCGTAGGCACAGGGCGAGAGCCTTGGATTGATTATATAAGCACAACTGGAGTTGCCCCGTTTGAGGTTAAGAATGTTAAGCAAAGAATAGCAGAGGTGGAGAATGCCGCCCTCGCTTTGCAAAGAACACTATCATTCAGCGATGATATTTTTGAATGTTGTCGTTGCGTATTCCCTGATTTGGATCACTGGATTTGGGGAGAAACCACGAAGTTAGCCGCCAAAGATATTTGGCAGATAGGAGACTAAATGAAACCCAAGATTATCAAAGCACTTCTAAATGTGCAGCGTAGTATCGTGTCACTTGGGCATGACAGCGAAAACAAATTTGCATCCTACAAATACGTCAGCATTGACGCATACTACCGAGCAATAAGGCCGCTACTCACAGCTTCTGGCTTGGTAATAGTTCCCACTGAAACTGACGCCTCAATATCGCCTGATGGGAAAACTTACAAAGCAACCTTCGATTTTCACATTATGCACGATAGCGGAGAGGTTTGGGAAAGCGCAGTCACTCGCACGGTTTACGTTCAATACACAGGGGCGCAATCATGCGGAAGCGCGTTAAGCTATGCTGAGAAGTTTGTTATGCGAACCTTGTTTAAAATCCCAACTGGCGAATATGAAGAGCCAGAGACGCATGAGGTTGAGCATATCGCCACTTCTCATGACGCTGACTCAACTAAGCCGTCTAAGCAAGGTCAAGATAGCACAATTGACTTTGATTATTCTGGCGCTCCGTATCGGGTGTTTGATGAGGATATGTCCCTTAAGCAATCTTTTACTGACATTCGCCCTTGGGGTGCGTTGATTAAATCAGCAATAAAAGCAAAGCCAAACTTATATGACTATAATTTGGGTGAAATATTGAGAATACAAAAAGATGTCTCAGATGACGCAAGCTTAACAGATAAGTCACGGGCTGCATTGTTGGCATCCTTGAATAGCATCCAGAAAATATCAGGAGATGCGGCATGAGAGTAAAGAAGGTCAAGAAGCTGTGGCAAGGCAAATACGTTTCTGTGCGCGACTACGAAATTGAGTCAGCCATTAAGAAGGGTGGCCTTGTCATAATTCACTCGTCCAAAAAAATGACGGTTGATAAGGATGGCTGCGAGAAAATTCTACAACACGGGGTAAGATCGCAAAAATTTAAATCAAAAACAGGCGGTAAGGATTACCAACTGATTGACATAACCTTTGCGCCCGATGGCGCAGAAGCACAAAATCTTTTAATTTAGTGAGGTAAAAATGGAATACGATAACACAAACTCAGGCGCATTGTTTAACGCCGAAAATCAAAAGCTTCTGCGAAGTGGCCCAGTAAACATCAATGGTAATGATGAATATATGGCTATCGTTCAAAGCAAAACACGATCTGGCAAAACGATCTTTGAGGTGTTCCAAAAGGTCGGGGTAGTATTCCCCAACGAAAAACGGAACGAAAATGATGCTGACATGTCAGGCAATATTTCCAATCTAAAAGATGGGTTGGAAATGAAAATCTGGGGAAGAAAGCGGGAAAGCAAAAATGGAAACCCGTTCACAAGCATATCATTAGCAGAGGCAACGAACAAATCCCCATACCCTGCTAATTCTGATGCCGTTGGTCAAATACCAACTGACAGCATCAAAGATGACGAAATCCCATTTTAAGTTACCAAAGTGGGCAAAGTAAAAGTTGTCAAAGACAAAAATGGATGGTCTGTTTTCATTGGGGACGATCTAATTAAAGACGGCTTAACTAACGCTGCCGCATGGCGGTTAGCAGATAAACACAACCTCGAACCTATTAATAAGCGAGAAGAGCTTTCTGATTGGGTTCACAGAAAAGGAAACCAAAATGAATCTTAAAATCGAAAAAAATATTCCAATGCCGCCAATACGCTCAAACAAGCACTTCGATAAGTATGCCGTGCTTGCAAGAATGGAAGTCGGTGACAGCGTACTGTTTGAAAGCAAAAAGGAGCTAGATAACTGCATTAACTACGCCAAAAGAAATTACGACTTTAAAGGGTCGCAGCGTCAAGTTGCTGAGTCTCAATGGCGGTGGTGGCGAACAGGTTGAGGCGCTATACCAATCTTAAGCACTTAGAGTACGTCAGGTCATTGCCGTGCATGATTTGCGGCAATGATTATGGGGTAGAAGCGCACCATTTGCTGAAGCCTTGGCGTGGCTCTAGGGGCATGAGTCTAAAGGCAGGGGATGATAATACCATTCCCCTGTGCCACGCTCACCACAGAAAGCTACACGAAACAGGAAGCGAATATAAATTCTTCCTTAATGAAACAGGAGATGAGAACCACGGGCGATTTAGAGCTAGATTGCTGTGGTTGAACAGCCCTTATTACAAAAGGACGCCACAATGAAATTTTCTGGTAAAAAATTACGCGCAATAAGGCAGCAATCGGAAATGACGCAATCAGAACTGTCTGAAATTAGCGGCGTAAGCCAATCTTTAATATCCAAATATGAACGAGAGGAAGTTGTAAACCCGCCACTCAGCGTTATAAAACCGTTGGCTAACGCGCTAGGGAAGCACCCTGATGACTTTTATTTGGAACAAGAGCCACAGCGTTTAGGCGGCGAACACACAACCGTTGACTTAAACCTAAACATTTATCTTCACGTTGTTGATGGAACCCAAAGAGTCTATAAGGGGTACTACAAATGAAAAAAGTGATACAAGGAACGTATGCTGATTTCAAAATCATCAAAAGCCGTAAGGTCGCGCAGATAATCGTAGAAGTGCCGCTAGAGGCCGCACAAAACGCCATTACCATGTTTGGGGTTCCCAACCCGTCAATTGAGCAATGGGTGGCTGTAGCGGCGTTACAAGCGGTCTCCGTGGATAATAGCGACCAACCACGCCGTTCAGCGGTAAGCTCTGCTGCAATGTTGTGCCAATCTGATAAATTCGCGCAATTTCTTGTTGAGGAAATGGGTCTAGGCGAAATAACTATTGGTGACCGTGACAGCGTTGCCGATGGCTTGCGGTCTGTCCTTGGCATACAAAGCCGCGCTGAACTTCAAAACAATGATGAAGCTTTGGCTGCATTCAACAACTTAAAAGGGGAGTATGACGCATGGCTGATGGATCAATAGAACCAAGATGCCTGACCCGCAAAGAAGCTGCGGCGTATATTGGTGTCAGTGTTTGGACGTTTAAGAGATTAGAAAACAGCGGTGACTTACCGCCGCCAATCAAAATATCAACGCGCAGACTGGTGTGGGACAAAAAGGCACTGGATGAAATGATAGACAGCTTGGGGGGGTTCTAAATGGAAACCGCAAAGATAGATAAGTTCCAACAACAATACGCAATCGCTTACACGAAGCTTGAGCGCATGATAGAATCAGCCAAGAACCACCGACCACCACAGCGCTCTGATCTTTTGGAGCTTCAAAAAATGTTTGAGGCTGTTTGGATTGAACACAATGCTTGCATCAGGTTCACCGATTCTGTTGAGCTAAAAGGAGTTGTGAAATGACTGAAGAAAACCACAAATATTTTGTGCAATTTGACAGGGCTGTTGAGGAGCTTCCACAAGATATGAATCTATCAGATTTGTTGGCCTTCTTTTCTGGGGTGGCGACAATATACAAGCAAGACTTATCTACAGTTGGCGCAATACTTTTAGCATTTTCTGAATTAGAAGAGAACTCTCAGATGACCTTTAAGGACAAAAAATTAGAGGAATTGTTTCGTGGGGGCGCTAGTAAAAGTTGAAAATGTGGCGCATTTTGGTAGCTCAAACCCAACGCAGCAAACCGCGCAATACGCCCCCGCCTTAATCTATCAAGACAGTTTCTGAGATCAAGCACTATTATTGAAAATTAGGGTAACAACTAGAGCCAGTTGTTACCCCTTTTTTATTTAATTATTTTTAGGGGTTGACACTTGTCAACTTATGCCCCATATTGGGGTAAGGGGTGGCTGAAGTCCCTTACGTTATTTGACAACTTAACCCACAAAGGAGCAAAACTATGTTTGCATTGGAAACAACTTTCTATGAATCCACAAACGAAAACATCAACTCGCTTACACTTTACTTCATAAGCCAAAGCGATGCGGAAGCGGCAAAAGACCTCCTAGAATTAGCGGATCATAAGTGTTTGGTTCGAGAGCTTGAAAACATCTGCGTGGCATCAAGCGTAAAAAACGCCGTAGATTTCGCAATGAATACGTTAGGGTTCGGCTATGATCCTCGCAATTGCCCAGAATGGGCGTCGGGGGTCTGGGGCTAAAAATAAACGTATTAGGTGGCAAAAATCGCGGCCTAATACGTTTTTTTTATTTTAGCGGGTTGACAATCGGCAACTACTACCCCATTTTGGGGCAAAGGGGAAAACCAATGAACTGCACTTGCAAAACATACGAAGAACTTCGCGGCGACAAATGGGTAACTGTCGCGGAAACGTGCCGCCGTTGCGAACCTGAGAGCATGGGGCAATGGTCAATCAGGCAAGCGCAAGAGGCACAAGACTTTTTATACCCAACCACAAAGGAAGCAAAATGATACGCTACAATGAAACGCTAGACATCCAAAACGATCAGATGATTGCTATGGATTTACGCGGACGGCTGCATGAGTGCATTCGCCACGCACAAAAACTGCAAGAGGCTCAAGCCTTGGCAAACAGCAACGATGTTTTGGACAATTACATTCAACAGCTTGATGATA